CCGAAATCTGGTTTAGCTGGAACCCGCAGCACAAAACTGACCCGGTCGACAAATTCTTCCGCAAGAATCCGCCGCCCGAGGCGATCAGCGTGATGGTCAACTGGCCGGATAATCCCTGGTTCCCTGAGGTGCTGAAGCGGCAGATGTACCACGACTTCTTGCTGGATGAGGACAAGGCCGAGCATATCTGGAATGGCGCTTATGGCGTTCTGCAGGGCTCCATCCTCGGCAAGTGGATGAACAAGGCGCGCCGTAATGGCCGAATCCATGATCAGGTGCAATACGACCTCAAGGGCTCGCCCATTCTCGTCTCCAGCGACTTAGGCTTTCGCGATACCGCCTCCTGGTGGTACTGGCAGCCCTGTGTCGGCGGATTTCGACTGCTCAAATATCAGGGTGCCTCCGGCTGGGATGCCGATGATTGGATTCCCGAAGTGCAGAAGACCATCACCGAGCTGGGCGCCGAGAAGAACCTCGGCAAGATTTGGTTGCCCCATGATGCCCGTGCCAAGACCTTTCAAAGCAAGCATTCCACCATCGAGAAATTTCTGGAGGCCTTTGGCACCGGCCTGGTGGGTATTGTCCCGCAGTCCAAAAAGGCCGATCAGATCAGCGCCGCGCGCCGTGTTGTTCTCCATTGCGAGTTCAACAGCCTGCTATGCGAAGACGGTATCGATGGCCTCGATGCGTGGGAATTTGAATACAACGAAGAAACACAGGCCTTCTCGCGCGAGCCATTGCATAACTGGGCATCACACCCCTCCGACGCCTTTGCCTATGGCTCTCAGGTGATGGAGATGGGGCTACCCGAAATTGCGCCTTCAGAACTGCCGATCCGCGGCGTTGCCGTGAATCACAACACCGTCACCATGGATGAACTGTGGGCCATGATGCCGAAAGCCTCGGAGCGTGTGTAAATGGCCGAACAGCCGCAGATTGTCGAAACCGAGGTGCAGCGCTACGAGCAGCTGATCGGTGCCTACGACAAGGAATTCCAGAAATGGACATGGCGCGTCCGCAAGATTCTGCAACGCTTTCGCGATACCCGTGATCAGCTGTCGAGCGGCACCACCGGCGCGCGCTTCAATATTCTATGGTCGAATGTCACTACCCTGGTGCCGGCCTGCTTCTCGCGCCTCCCGCAGCCCGATGTCTCCCGCCGCTACAAAGACAATGACCCGATCGGCCGCGTTGCTGCGCTGCTGCTCGAGCGCGCTCTCGATTACGAGGTACAGCACTATCCCGATTACGAGGAGTCGCTCAAGCAGGTGGTGCAGGATCGCTTCCTGGGGGGGCGTGGCACAGCCTGGGTGCGCTACGAACCGCATATCGAACCGATGAACTCGGTCGAGACCGATGATGGCCCACAGATCACCGAGGACAGCGAGAACGAAGGCGCCGAAGAGCAGCCGATGGAGTATATCGATCGGGAATGCACGCCAGTCGATTATGTCAGCTGGGATGATTTCGGCCACGAAGTGGCGCGGACCTGGCAGGAGGTCAATGTCATCTGGCGGCGCTGTTACATGGGCCGCGAGGCGCTGGTCGAGCGTTTTGGCGAGGAATTGGGGAACCAGATCCCTCTGGATACGCGCCCCCCGGAATTTAAGCGCACGGATACGCGGGAGACGCACCAGGCGGTAGTGTTCGAGCTATGGGATAAATCGCGCAATGTGGCCTGCTGGTACAGCCGCAGCTTGAAGAAAATCCTCGATGAGCGCGTTCCCGGCACCGAGGGCCTGCCCAAGCTCGAACACTTCTGGCCCTGCCCCAAACCGCTATTCGCTACTACTACGAACGAAAGCCTCGTGCCGGTGCCGGACTATTCGCTCTATCAGGACCAGTGCCGCACGCTCGACATCATCGCCACCCGCATTGACGAGCTGGTTAATGCGCTGCGTGTGCGTGGCGTCCATGATGCTGCTGTGAAGGAGCTGACGCGGCTATTCACCGAGGGTTCGAATAACAATCTGATCCCGGTCTCCAACTGGACGCAGTTTGCTGAGAAGAATGGCCTGAAAGGCACCATTGATCTCGTCGATATCACTCCATTCGCCCTGGCGCTCAAAGAGTGCTATGCGGCAATGGAGCAGCAAAAGCAGCAGGTCTATGAGATCACCCATATCGCCGACATCATTCGCGGCGTGACCGACCCGAATGAAACGCTCGGCGCCCAGCAGATGAAAGGGCAGTTTGCCAGCCTGCCATTGCGCGACATGCAAAAAGATGTCGAGAAGTTCGCCACCGCACTGTTGCAGTTGAAAGCGCAGATCATGTGCGCCAACTATGACGATAAGACCATTCTGGAGATCGCTGGCGCCGATCAGCTGACCCAGCAAGATCAGCAGCTCGTGCCCAAGGCGCTCCAGTTGCTGCGCAACAAGCCACTGCGCAACTTCCGCATTTCGGTCGCCGCTGATTCCATGGTCCAAATGGACGAGCAGCGCGAGCGGGCCGAGCGCACTGAGTTCCTGACCGCTATTGGCACCTTCCTGCGCGAAGCGCTGCCAATGGCCCAAGGCGCGCCTCAGGTTGTTCCTATGCTCATGGAGCTGCTGAAGTTCGTGGTGAGTGCCTATAAGGTCGGCAAGACCATGCAGGGCGTCATCGATCAGACCGCCGATCAGCTCAAAGAGGCTGCCGCCAATCCGCCGCCGGCGCCGCCCGATCCAGCCATTCAAAAGGCCCAGATCGATGCACAGGCCAAGCAGCAGCAAATGCAGGCGGACATGCAGATTGAGCAGCAGAGAATGCAGATGGAAGCTCAGTTGCGCGCGCGCGAACAGCAGGCGCAAGCCATGATTGAGCAGCATAGGAACGAATTGGAGGCCCAGCGCGAAACGCTTCGTCAACAGCATGAGGCCCAGCTAGCCGCCATTCAGGCTCAGAACGATCGCCAGCAAGCGGCGGCGGCCGAGCAGACCAAGCTGATCCTGGCGCATATCGACCGTATTACCAAACTGGAAATCGCTGAAATTAGTGCTGAGACAACATTGAGCGCCGCGCAAATGACTGCGGCAAAGGAAGGGGCTGATAGTGACTAGAAAAACTTATGTCCTACGCGATGGCAAACTGGTAGAGAAACATTTGGCAACGCCGCTGCACGATATAAGCGCTCCTTATGTCATGGGGGATTTGAAGCCCTATCAATCCATGGTCACCGGCGAAATGGTTGAAAGCCGAAGCCGCCATAGACAGATTTTGCGCGAACATAAATTAATTGAAGTGGGAAACGAAACGCACTATCTTAAATCTCAGCCAATTACCACGCCGCCCGGACTAAAGGACACTTTAATTCGGGAAGTGAAACGACATCGAGGGTATTGAAATGTCCCGAGCACGCGATCTGATGGGCGCCGGCGCAGCCGCACAATTAACCCGAGCCATTGCCAGTGGTGGCGCAGCGGTGGTTTCCGCCGGCACGGGCTCGATTGCCAACTCCACGTTGCTGCCAAATGAGACTAACAATCTCTCGGCGGCTTCCAGTTTGGACTCTTATCTGCTGCCCAGCACGGCGCAGGGTTCGCAGATCGGCGATACGATTTATTGCTATACCACCTCGTCCACGTCCGCAGTCGTCTATGGCGGTACCGGCGAGACGGTTAATGGCTCCGCCACCTTCACTGTGGCGCAAAGCAAACTGGCGATTTTCAAGCGTATCAGCGCCACCATTTGGGGTGCGATCGTTACGCCGTAAGGTTTATGCGGTGAATGCTCCAGCCAAGGAGACTTGGAGGCTGCTTGGAGCAGCTGTGGCGGGATGGGCTCCGCCCCCGCACCAAATTGAAATCAACGCCGTGATGGCGTCGAGGAACACATGGCAGACTTCGAGAACCAAGATGGCGAAAGCTATCGTACTGGCCTCCGTGACGCGCTGTTGTCAGCCGTCGATGAACACCGCGAAGAATCCCCAGGGTTGGAGCAGCCGGCGGCCACCGCTGCTCCTGCTGTCCCCGCCGAGACCGAGGCCCAAACAGCGCAGAGAGCACGGGATGAAGCCGGTCGTTTTGCCAAAACTGAAGCGCAGTCCGCGAGTACCACAAAAGCTTCGCCAGAAATGGCGAATAATGGCTCTGCGACAGCCAGTAGTATTCCAGGAGTGGCCCCCACAGTTGTGGCGCCGCCCTCAAGCTGGAAAAAGGAATTCCACGAAGCTTTCGGCAAACTCGATCCGAACGTAGCCAACTACATCCGTCAGCGCGAAACCGAGTACAACACCGGCGTTTCGACCTACCGCGCCGAGGCTGAAAAAGCCCGCAATCTGAATACCGCGCTCGAACCCTTCCTACCGGCCATGCAGCAATACAATGTGCAGCCGCATGACTGGATTCGCAGTGTCGGCCAGACGCATGAGCTGCTCCTCAAAGGCTCGCCGCAGCAGAAATTCCAAACCATTGTGGGCCTCGCCCGCGATTATGGCGTCGATCTCTCGCCGCTCACCGGCGGCCAAGCGCAGCCGCAAGGCGAGGGCGCGCCGGCCCAAGCAGCCGGACAGCCGCAG